TTTCCACCAGATAGCCAGATAACGTTATCCTCATCAACATATTATTGTGCAGTAATTGAAACACAGAACGGTGACTCAACAAACTATTGGAATGTTCAGAGTAACTCAGTAGGAAGCCATAGCGGTAACTCTTGCTATTATTCATCTGGAACGTGGAACGCATTATCATCAACTGATGTACAATTTGTTGTTACTGGAATTGCTGACGATATCTTAATTGATTCGTTATCTGTTTCTGATTCTGGATTTCTTAATACAGTAAGCGGAGGAGATACACATCCATTCACAAGCGGAGATAAAATATCATATACAGTACAATCAGGAGATAATCTCTCAGATGGGTCATATTACATGCGTGCTGCAACAGAAGCTCCTTCTGGGTCTAGTGTTTATAGCGACTGGTCAACAACCACTGACTTCTCAGTAGCACTTGCTGTAAACATAAAAACAATTAATAACCTTGCTTATGCGAATATAAAAACGGTGAATGGCTTAGCTGTAGCAAGTATGAAGTCATTCAATGGATTAACTTAACAAAATAATAGTGCACATATGGCGTCGTACCAAATACAACCAGAGCTTATATATGTAGCTACAGCATCAGCAGGTGGAGTAGCTAAATATCTTAATGAATATCTAAAAACAAAACAATTTAATAAATTAGTATTACTCGCAAATACAGTCGTTTCTGGATTCTCTGGGTACATATTTGCAAAGTTTTCTGTTGCTCTAGGATTAGATATAGAGATGAGTTTTACAATGGCAGGTCTAGGAGGATTTATGGGCTCACGAGCTATAGACTTTATAGAAGATATATTAAAAAGAAGAAACACACCAACAGTATAATATGAAATCAGAACAATATTCACTTAACCAATCTGACATGTATAAGACGCTCCGTGGAGCTGCTATTATAGCATTGTCAGTTATTATCACTCAAGTTTCAGAAAAATATACAGACATGACATTCGCTATTACTCTTGGCGATAAAGTAGTAGATATAACACAATACGCAGTTGTATTAATAGCAACAATTCTCGAATTAGGTCGAAGATTTGTAGCAGATAATCAAACACAATAATATGACAAAAGATTCATTCATGAGCTTCTATGGAACAAATAAAAATGCAGACGTACTATATGATAGTCTAAGTACAGCGTTAAGCAACGAAGGAATATTGACACCTTTAACCCTGCTCGGTGCACTGGCAACGTGCAGAGTTGAAGTCGGAAAAGAGCTTAAGCCTGTATTAGAAAAAGCAACAGGAGATGCATATGAAGGTAGAGTTAAAAACCTAGGTAATACACAAGTTGGTGATGGACGAAAGTTCAAGGGCCGTGGTTACATACAAATTACAGGTAGGTACAATTATGAAACATTTGGTAAGAAGCTTGGATTAGACCTAATTGCAAATCCAGAGCTCGCACTAGATGTAAATAACGCAGCTCGTATACTTGCACGATTCTTCAAAGATAGAAAAGTGAATGTAGCTTGCGATGCAAAAGATTGGGTAAAAGTTAGAAAGCTAGTAAATGGAGGAGCTAACGGTCTTGAAGATTTCAAGTCAGTAGTCTCGCAGTATTTAGCTAAGTCTGGATTATAAACACTTGACAACTATCATTTTATATGATATAATACTATATATGAAAATATTCGTTACATTAATTCTATTCGTATTCTTTATTTGTTTCTTTAGTATCATTACAGAAGGAACTCTTTCAACAAGAATCTATAACCTGTGGAATGTCGCTACTGCTCCAGTAGACACAACTACAACAAGCTAAATTATGAGCCCTACAGATATAACACCTGTATACAGAATACTAAAAGATATAACTCCTGAAAAGCGTGGATATTTTATTGTAGAAAATCCTACACTAGAACTGTTCAAGACAAATCTTTCCGCTGATTTACTTAATCTTGGAAGCTCAATGTATCTAACAAATGGAACATGGATTGATACTGTTCTTAATGAAATACCCAGCTCACTATACGCTAACACGTGGTGTGTTATAAATGGATTTGGTAATTCAACCTCTGAGCTTAGAAGAATTGTTGGACATGCAAACGATGGGAGGCAATTTGACGTATCTACATTAGAGTACAAGCACACCAGAGGGGAATCAGTTTCTGTTGTACCATTTTCAGCTATTGTATTACAAGGATGTACTACTGAGACTGGTACATATACAACAGTAAAGACTCAACAGATAGACTATCAAAGCTCCGTGACAGCAGTGTCTATAGACTTTGAGGATAATCCAACCTATAGATTCTACAAGATTTACTTTGTTGATACTGCGAGCGGTTCTACTTCACTGCTATCAAGCAGCGTAATATGTAATATAGATTCTACTACTTCTACAAATACACAGATATTCGTAAACAGCGTTAGAACCGTTAATAACGTCGGGTCAGATATATCGGATAGTTTCATTATTGAATGTATCAATGACGCTCGTGACTACATCGACTCAGAAGCACCAGCAGCAATGCGTTCATGGAATTCAGAATTTGATTATCCAAGAACATTGATTGCAGGGACAAACTTCATTGACCTACCATCAGATATTAGAGTAAGCCATTCAAATAAATCATTATTAAGGGCACGAATAGTGTCGAACCAGTTCGCATTTCAGAAAGACCTAAATTATGTTGACAAAGCTACTTGGAACTACGTTACACGATTTACATCTCCATACACTGTTTCTGGCAACGTCACTTCTGGCGCAACGAGCATTGTTCTTACTAACACAAGCTCGCTTGGCGATTCAGGTAGTATTAGCATCGCTGCTGAAACTGTATCACAAGATATAATGGTTGTTACATTCACAGCGAATGACAAAGCAACTAATACATTAACAGTAACTGGCTCAACAGTTACAAGAAACATTACAAGCGGAACACAAGCTTGGAACGCTACAAACTTTTCTTACCCTCAATACTATACAGTATTTGATGGAAAGATTTGGCTCGATTATCCAGTATCAAGTCAGCTTAACGGTTCACAAGTATATCTTGACTACTACAAGACTATACCACGAATTACGTCTGTACAAGACGAGCTTCCAGAAGAATACTTCAATATTTATAAGCCATATATTGCATATAGACTTAAGAAGTTCCGTGATAAGAACATCAAGCCGACGGATATAGATTACTCAGAGTTCGTAGCGAAGGTGAAAAAGCTTCACGATAACTCATACAACGGTCAATACTTCACAATAGAACAAACAGGATAATATGTCACAAACATTCAAAGGACAAGTTAAAATACCACAACCAAAAGAAGGCATAATCAGAGGTGCTGCTCTTGATGATATGATTTCAGATGAGAAAAGTCTGGAAATGTCTTTGAATTTTCAGTATGACAGTATAGGAAGGTGTACAGCAAGAAATGGTTTAAGCAGCCTGTACGGTATCAACCTTGACACAGGTGGAACATTCCCAACGTATTTACAATCTAAGGTTATTACAATGGGTACATATAATAAAAATGCATCAACAACAGATAATCGACTTTTGACTGCTACTCTTTACGCATCTGCTGGCGATGTAATATTACACGCATGGAACCCAGCGTTAACTAATACTTACTCTCATTCAGACGCCCTAGGTGTTACACCTCTCCCAACAAAAGTTAGATTCGCACAATTTACTGATTACACTTATATAGTCAGTGGAAATAATGGAGCTGTTGTTAAAACATATAATACAACGTCTGGATTTAGTACTACAAATACTGGCTCACTCCCAAAAGGAGACTTTATTGAAACATACGGAGGTAGAATTTGGATAGCGAATCAAGCAAATGATAGAATATATTATAGTGACGTTGTGTCATCTACTGGAGTAATAAGTGGTGGTACGTCATACCTTGGTACATTATCACCACAAGATGGAGAACAGATTACAGCACTTAAAAGATTTCCAAAGGCGTTACTCGTATTCAAGGAAAACCACATATTCAGAATATATTCAACTGATAGCGCAGACAGTTACCCATGTGCAAATGTTGGTACGTTTAGTAGTGAAAGTGTTATCGATACAAAAGATGGTTTATACTTCCACCACAGTTCAGGATTCTACAAATTCGTTGCAGACCAGCCACCAGTTGAAATCTCACAAAGAATTAAAGACTTTGTGCAGGCAATACCACGAGCAAGTTATGGAAACATATTTGCTTGGGTAGAAGATGATAAGATTCATTGGTACGTTGGCGATATAACCATAGGAGACGTTAGTTATAGTAACTGTGCGTATGTATATACAATCTCTAAAGAGGTGTGGTCTATATATAGCTTTGGTCGTAAACTAACTGCATCTACGACATTTGACGATGATATAGCAATCAGACCAGTTGTAGCAGCAACAACAAAGTTCTTCGGGAACCCGCCAGACGGGCCATTTATTAGAATATACCAATCTGGAGTTGGAGTTACGGATGACGGTGTAGAGCAGCAATTTGAAATAATAACACGTTGGGCAGGATATACAGCGATGGTATCAAAGATTAAATCTCTCGGTATGGTAGCAGTCCAACATGAAAATATGGCAGGAGCACTAGTGCAATATCAGGTTGATAATGACAATGAGAATAAGTGGAGAGATATTGGAAGAATAACTGACTCGTACATAGCTGAACTACCATTAAAAGAGCCAAAAGAATTTAGGAGATGTAGATTTAGATTGTCTGGATTCTTCAAAAACTTACCACAAGTGTTTGACGAAGACGGGACAGAGCCTATAACGCCAACAGTAGAGGCAGCATCACTAACAAGATACATATATAAGTCGATTGATATTCCATTACTAGAAGACTCAGGTTACGATACAGTATAGTATGCCAAATCTAGCCGACATAGGTTTGAAAAAGAACCTTTATAAAGAAGCAAGCGCAGAAAGCTCACTTGACGACCAACAAAGCTTAGCCCAACAAATAACTAATATTACTAATCAAGTAAGTACTGTTGCGCCAGGTACATTGATGCAAAATGTTAAGTTGACAGGTGTTTGCACACTTAACAGCCAAAACATGCCAAGAATATTTTGGGGGGCAAGCGATGTGCTTCCAGCTGGATGGTCAATCACAAACCCATCTACAGGAAACTATACAATCACTCACAATCTAGGAGCAATTGTAACACCAATTTTAACAGCTAAGAATGACGGGACAATAAATGTAGCCGTCGCATCTGAAAGCGTTAACGCATTCAGTGTTGTAACAAAGGCAGTAGCAACAGGAGCAAATACAAATTCATCGTTCTACATAGCCGCATTTATACTATAATATATGGCAAGTAAATCATCATCAAGTTCAAAAAGCTCATCAACTTCATCGAACAAATCAACATCATCACCAGCTGGTTCTTACCAGATAGGTGGAAATACATACAACGCTGGAGGGGGACTAATAAGTCGTGGCTCTTCTGGTGGAGGCTCTTCAAGTGGAGGAGGAGGAAGCTCATACTCGCCACCTGCTGCTACTGTTACAAGGAAACAGACACAGAATGGAGTAACAAAGACAACATACTCAGACGGAAGCTATACATATACACCAGTAGGTTCAACTGGGGCATCACTTACATCAAGTTCACAATATCAGACAGGAAGTCCAACTGGTGGAGGAGCTACAATCGTTAATACTGGCCCAACTAAACCAGAGGCAGCATACAACGCAGACCCAATTGCATTACAGCAATCATTGCTTAAAGCTCAAACGACAGGAGATTACTCAGAGGTAGAAGCAAACTACGGAACAGCAGCAGCAACATTCTTAAAGAAAATGCAAGAGCAAGGAGTCTCATATCTCGACCAACAAGATTCAGAAGCGAAAGGAAACATAGCACGATTCTTAGGCGACCAAAACTCACAACTTGCAACAGACCTTGAAGCAGGAAGAATGGCATACCAAGCAGCTCGAAGAAATCTTGACAACTCAGAAGCGGCTAACAACACATTGTTCTCATCAGAACGTCCTAACAGAGAAAAGACATTGCTTGATATTGCGAACAGCCAACTTGCGTCAAAGACAAGCCAGACATCACAGCAAAGACAACAGACGCTACGTGAATATGAAAAGAAATACGGTTCTAATATTCTTAAGAACTACGACTTAGGACTCAAAACAGGAACACTTGGTTACAACGGCTCGCAGGCATCACTAACGCCAGGAATTGCAGAAGGATACTCAGCACTCGGTAATGCATACGGTACGAATAGAAGTGATTACAACTCAAACGTACTTGACACCGCATACTCGACAATAAGCAACGCAATCGACAGCGCACGTCTACAAAGACAAAAATCATCAGGACTATAATATGAACTTCTTCGACTACAATTTTAAGGATAACAAACCAAAGAAACCTCTAGCAACAAAAGCTAGTGGCTCTTCTTCGTTATATGGAATACCTGTTCCACAATCGTATAAGTCTCCATTTATCGGAGTTACTAATAAACAAAAAGATTCTGCTAAGAACACAGTTGCAAACAAGATGGCTGAATCTGTATTCAAGAAAACAGTTGCATCTAATCCAGGATTCAATCCTTTTGCTACGACTAATCTTAAACAGCCTGTGAATCAAGTTCCTGCAGAACAGGTATCATCAAGAATGCCAGTACAACCAGCTCCAGTACAACCGAAACAAACACAACAGAAAATGAGCTCTGGATTATTTAGTGCGTTTCCAGGTAATATAGCAATGGACAAACAAACAGGTAAGATTGGAGGAACATCATTGTTCGGAGCTAAGAAAGCAGAACCAGAAATCAAGCCTAAGCCAGTTAAGGTAGCAGATGTCTATGCTCTTGTAAATGAGACAGGTCTTCAATACGAAGAAGCAGCTCGATACTTAGCAGAGAAAAATAAGAAGGAAGCAGAAGATGCAGCAATCATCAACAGAGTTACATCAGAGGCTAACCAGACAGAAAAAGAAAGACGTGCTAATGAGATTAGATTACAGATGGGACTAGACTTACAAGGAACTAATCCAGATGCATTACGCTCTATAGGAACTCCAGGACAAGCACCAGCACAGCAACAAGAGCAGGACCTAGAGGCGCAATACAATGGAGCACCCACTCAGAACTCTAACTACACAGCACAGTTTGATGACCAAGGTAATCTAGTATCAAGTGGAGGAACACCAGCTAATATGCCATCAGGAGCAACACCATCTCCAACCACTGGGACAACATCAACAAACACAGGAACACAACAAGGAGTTGACAATGCTACAGCAGCTAATATGAATACACCAAATAACACAGCAGATGCGGCAGCACAACAAAAACTTGAATCACTTGATTCAATGGCACTTGCATTACTTACAGGAGCGCACGATGAATTGCTCTATGGAAACGATGAAGCTTGGTGGAATCAATTAAGCCCAGTAGAACAACAAAAGAATAGAATCAAAGCATTTGAAAGCGTACAAAGACAATCACAGGAATACTACAAAGAGTATCAAGATAAGAAGTCAGCAGAATCAAGCGCAGCAAAGACAAAGCCAGGAATAATGAATGAATTAGGTATTGGCGCATTTGAGCAGGCGAACCTTACATCTCAATTGAATACTTATAAACAAGAGTTAGTAAAGCCAAAAACAAAAGCAATGGTAAGCCTACAGAAGCAACTCGACACGGTAAAAGAAAGGATGAAGTCAGGAAAGTTTAACGCAATCGACGACTATACAATATTGTTCAATTATGTTAAAGGCCTTGACGATACTGCTGTACGTGAATCAGAAATAGCAACTATCTCAACAATTGCTGGTTCGCTCGGTATTGATTCATCTAAGATTATAAACTACCTTAGGGCTGGTAAGACAGAAGCAGCCGCAATGCTATTCACATCAGATGCTAGAGATACTCTCATATCTGCGCTACAAAGCCGCGCAACCGATTACATGAATGACTTGAACAATCAAAAGCAAGGTCTTGTGGACACTATGAATATTTACGGTATTCCAGAAGACTACCAGAACTCATGGATATATGGAGGAAGTTCACCAACTAGCCAGCAGTCAACGCAAAGCTCACAACCTCAAGCCTATCAGTCACAAGCAGATGGTAAATACTACTATCAAGTTGATGGACAAATATACGCCTCAGATGAGCCAGTAAATTTTAACCAGGCTGGTAATGCCTCAGATTCCAAAGTAGTTGACGTTAATGATGCGATGAGAAGAATCGCTCGTAACGAAAGCCAGGGTAAGGCAAACAATGGATACGGGGCTATCGGGCCAGAAATACCAAGTGGTTACTACAAGGGCGATAGAGCAATTGGTAAATATCAGATAATGTCAAAGAACATTCCATCATGGTCTAAGGAAGCATTAGGAAGAAGTATAACAACAAAAGAGTTCTACGAAAACCCAAAGCTACAAGACCAGATAGCGAGACATAAACTCCAAGAGTTCAGAGACAAACACGGAACATGGTCAGACGCAGCTAGTGTCTGGCTCACAGGCGACCCACTAGCAATTGGGAAGAACAAGAAGGATGTTTTAGGAACATCGGGGCAAGAGTACGTGAATAAATTCCTATCATAATATGACACCAGAAATACAACAATTAATTAATTCGGGTAAGATAAGACCAGTAAGCCAACAAGCAGTTCCAAGTGATGTGCGTGCTAAGCTTGGTACACCTATAAACCCAAATGAAATCCCAGAAGATGTTAGGGCTCACTTTTCAAGTAATACAAATGTACAACAACCAGCTCCGATGAGAACAGACTTGCCACCTCGTGTTGCAGAAGCTGACTCAAAGATGTCTGAATACTTAACCAGAACAGCACCACCAGATACAGGAGCTACAGACAGCTATCTGCAGAATGTTGTCCAAGGTATCATAAGAGGAACTAAGGAAACAGCTAACAACTTTGGAACATTCGTAAATGAATTGCGACCTGGAGATGAAGGATTTGTCAATGACCCACGATTCCAATACGGAACAGACTCACGTCAGATGTTGATGGATAGATGGGCAGCAGACCCTAATCAGAAAGGTGAAAGACTTGGTAAGTTCGTTGGAGAGAATATTCCAGGACTTGTTGTTGGTGCAGGAGCAGGAGCACTCGCAGCACGTGGAGGATTAGCAGCAGCTAACGCACTTGGAACTACAGGAACACTTGGAAAGGTTGCAGGAGCAATTGAATCACCGCTCGGTAGATACGCTACACGAACACTTGGAGAAACTGTTGCTACAACACCATTCATGAGTGGTTCTGACAACAAGCCAGTCAGCGCAGGAGACTTCGCAGGAAACTTTGCATTGAATGCAATACTTGACCCAACAGCTTACAAGGCTGGAAGAAATACATCATTCGGTAAAGCTATAGGAGGATTCAAGGGTTCACCTAAAGAGAACTCATTCTTTGATGAGACAGCGGAAACAATTTATAACAGAACCAGACCTGTACAAGAAGCGAAGATGGATAAACAACTTGCTAGCTCTATGAAAAGCATAATCAGCAAGGGCGGAGTAAAAAGTGCAGGAAAGTCTGCTGACTTCTTAACTGGAGACTGGATGGGAGAAGCAGATGTAATACCAAATCACTTGACCCCAGAAGAGTACGGACTTGTACAATTCTCACGTGAAGTATTTACAGATAACTCTGGAGCAGGAATCAAGTTCATTGCTCGACCAACAGAAGGAGACATTATAATGGATACAAGCAATACAGTTCGTGCACTTACAAATAGAACTCAGGCTATAGGAGAACAACAGAGAAAACTTATTGGCGAGCTCTCAAAAGCACCAACCCATTCACAAGATGAGATAACAGATTTTGGTAACATAAAGTCATTCATTGATAACTTTAATTCTAACAAAAAAACATCAACTTACGATTTACCAGCAGCTGCTGTATACGATAAGATGAAGGACTTAGTTAATAGATTTAAGATAGACACACGTACGAGCCAATTTGGAACGCAAGATTTCCAACAGTTTGGGCTAAAGGAATTGTTTGACATGAAGGGGTATGTGGATTCTTTAGATGGTGCTAGCGACCTTACAAAGAAAGGAATGATAAAGTTTATCGACAATCTTATGCTACAAAGCGCAGAGATGTCGGGAGGTCCAGAGGCAAAAGCATCATTGCAAGCACTTCTTAGAGAGTATGGAAAGGTGAAAGACTTTACTGCGATTGCAGACTCTCTGAAAGAGAAGATTGTAACACGTGATATGCTGACAGAACTAGGAGGAATTCTAACTGGTAGCGTAACTGGAAGCCTTCCAGTCGGTGTTCTTACAGGTCTTGGTGCTCGTGTTGGTAACAACAAGTCTAAAGCAAAGGCATACTCAAGTCTATTCGGAGATAAGTCTACAGGATTCACAAAAGCATACCGTAAAGACGTAGCTAACCAAGCATCTGCTAAGGCAGCAAGCGCAGCGGAGAAAGTAAATATAGCTAAACAGAATGTAGAAAAGAATGCACCAAAACTTGAGAAGACAGCAGAAGATAAAGCATTTAATGACAGAAACAAAAAGCTCAATGAGTCACTAGCTGAACAAGAAGCAAGAAACAAGTCAGACGTGGTTCGACAGCAAGAGTTGAAGCAAAAGCAAGAACTCCGTGATAGAGCAGAAAAAATTAGAATGCAAGAGGCTAAAGCTAAGCGAGCAGAGAAAGCTAAACTAGATGCTCAGAAAGAAAAGCAAAGAATAGCAGCGGAAAAATTAAAGCAAAAAAATAAGCTTGAACTCGAAAGAGAAAAAGCTAAACTTGCTACAGCTCGTGACAGAGCAAAAGCAGCAGAGAAATTACGGTTAGAACAAGAAAAACAAAAGAATAGAGAAATGCTCAAAGAAGCAATGAATCGTAATACAAAGAAAAGCACCCCTAGATAAGGGTGCTTTTCATTTTAGATACAACTGGTTGCCAACAATATTTGGAGGCTCTCCAGTCATTCAAGCTGTTTGCTTTATAAAGCTTCACTGCATAGTCTACGTTCTTTTCGATTGTCGATACATCTACACCAGAATGATATTTGCTATTTATCTGGAATATACCGTTATCTTTTGAGTTATCCTTGTTTGTATTTTGACCACCTTGGTTAAATGATGATTCACAATACGCAACTGGTATTAACTCTACTAGACTTTCTTTGTCTACTTTCTCTACTAGGATGTTGAACACTTCGTCAAATCCTTTGTGGCTGATGTCACGTTGTCCATCCTCTTGGAGAATAGCAAGCACATTAGTTTTAAGTTCTGTAATTTCTGCATCCACACGCTTTTCTTCCTCTTGTTTTATATAAGTTGATGTTGGTAAGATTTGAAGTAACGCAGGATTTATCAATACAAATGATAGTAATAATGTTGTTAGTTTGTTTTTTATAAGCAATTGGGTTGGAGTTTCAGTTATTCTCATGCCTTTGTCGGGGACTAATCCAAGTCAAGGTTTGCAGTTCAGATTGATATATGCCAGGATAATATACCGTTTGCTGTCAACCATACACATTGACAACATTAGTATATCATGCTAGCGGAGATAATGGTCATCAGACATTGCAAGTACTTTCTTAAGGTCACCTGCTGGGATTGATTTCTCTTTATCTCGTAGCTTGTATATCTTGTGCATAGCTTGACAAGCAGATATAACTTCTACTTGTAATTGCAAACCAACATTGTCCATAGTATTCAAGTATACAACCATATCACCTATTAATATATCTAGCGAAGGATAATCTTTAAGGTCTATGTAAGCTTCTTTGTATGACAGCGCAACAAGCATTGTTGCTAGATGGCTGTATGATGATGGCATCATCGAGCGTAGATAGTGGTATATCTTCCAGTGGCTAATTTTGTTGTGTTGTTTGTTTTGTTCCATACAACCCTATTATACACCCAGGACTCTCAGAGTCAAGCATACCCATAAGAGTAATGTTGGGGATAACTTGCCAACAATCATCTTTCAATATTCCAGCGTCTACAAGCAAATCCATTACGCTTTCTGTACAGTTGGTCAAGTCTTTGCGCCTATTGTCTGGCATCTTGAATGCGAGAACTATTTTCTCAACATATTCGATAGGCTCTCCAGACCATTCGTCACTTATTTGAATCATCGCATCTTTGTGCCACTCTGTGTATTTCTTACTTGGGAATGAACGTCCAGAGCGTGTGCTGATTCTTGAATTTTTCTTACTTGGTATTCTACCTGTGATTTCAAATACTATGTCCATAAAGCACCGTAATACTCTGCGAATACTTTTAGACCAAACTCGACTTTCTCATAATCTTCTTTCCCATAATTGTATTCCCAAGGCTCTGAGTGGTACTTAAATGAGAATATCATTGCATCTACATATTCTGCCCACTTCTCTTTTGTTAGTTCAACACCTTCTAGGTCGTATGACCACGGCCAACCAGCCTTTGCTCCTTTGAACTCTTTTAACCCTACGAGGATTATCTTAGCTAGATATGTATTTAGATTCCATATATCTTGGTCTGCAATACCATAGCGCAGTCTCTGATAGATATTTACTATTGGTCTGAACTTACGTTTTAAGTATCTTTTGATTTTAGTTGTTGTTTTCATATTAGAAGTTATGTGTTAGTCTTGCAATCTGACCTTTCTCTGGACATATAACGAATCCTTCGATTGCAGGTTGTGCCATATATCCATTTGCTTTGTGCCATGCATCTGTTCCTGATGGAGAGCGCAAGTGTTGTACTAGTACGCTACTAATGTCTTCTCCTACAAGGAATGATATGTTCTTGGTTGAATGTATGTGACCAAGATAGAAGTATCTGTAGTCAGACTCTGCCCAAGCATGTTTTGACTCTCCTGCCATGATGAGAGGTAAGTCTCTCCACTTAGCACTGTCTCCATGTGTGAATCCGAGCAAGCTTTTTCCAAACAGCATATACTTTCTTGGGTTAGCTGTTATGTCCCAGTTGATGTCGTAGTTCCTAAAGTGTGCTCGTAGACATTGTGCTAGATAGTATCCAGTCTGGTAATCATGGTTAGACATGACATGCACGATATTCAATTTCTTAGATGATGCCCATAGAATATCTATTACACGTGTCATTGAGACAACTGCCATATTAAACTGTTCCCACCATCGTCCTTCTTTATCTTGTGGAGTGCCTGCTGTTGTTGTACCGAACACTGTATCTGTGTGCACAATGTCATTACCAATCACAAGTGTTATCTCTCCTACATAGTGATTTTCTGCAAGTCTTAGTATCCCATCAATTCCTTCGTCAAGTCTTGCAATAGCTTTCTCCATGTTGAACGACTCACCAACTTCGTCTACATGAGCGTACTTACCTATGTGCAAATCATTTGGGCTTATGACAAGCATATTTTCACTTTTGTATGCAATCTTCTTTCTCTTGATTGGCTTCCTTGCATTCTCTTTTAATGTCTGCAATAAATCAAATCTCTTGCTGTTATCTTCTGTCGGAAATCCAGTTGCCTTTATTCCTCTTATCTTTTTTCTCATAGCATCGTATGAGAACCTTTCTCCTGTCTGGCTCTCATATTCATCCATAATTTCCTGTATGCTAGCACAGTCATTGGATGAAACTATCTCTTCTAGCAATTCTTCATCAATCATATTAGATTATTTTAGATGCAAATACAGCGGAACTTAAGTCGTATGACTCAGCGAGCTCATTAATCTGTTTGAATTCATCTATTGTTAGGTTGTCTGCAATCATAGTGTCTGGGTTTAGTTTAATCCCATATTCTATCATTCCAGAATGGTCAACTACGTTAGCTGCGTGAAGGACTTTAATAGCGTCCTCAGACTCGAATAGTACTGGGATGTCTAGTAATTTATCGTCAGAGTCCATACATATCTCACGTAATTGATATATCTTGTCTTTTGTTTTTGTTATGTGTAAGTAGTTTGATGCGCTCATAATTTTATCCTTTACTGGTAATGAAATAAGTATAGCATACAAATATATGAAAGTCAACAGAAAATCCCCAACTTCCGAAGGTCGAAGGGGATTTACTGCGCCAGTTGTCGAACCATGAGTCTAGCGGATGCTTACTACAATCGTGCCAAACTAGCATATGTTACCGAACGTGTCATACAGTTTTGTTGCATTGTTACTTCAACGGGTGTTATCCCAGTGCCATAGCCCTATCTCGGTATGCACACGCTTTAGGGTTAGACAAGACATCTATAAAGTTACTGCATCGGTAACACTTACAGAGTATAGCATACTTTTGAAAGAAGTCAAGTACTTTTATTGTCTTTTAAGCATTGGTCGTGTTACAGCATTTATTGAATCGTTGAGAGGCTTGTCCATGTCCTTTAGCTGTTGTTCTGTAGCTGGAATGAACTTGTAGTTAGCTCCTCTGTACTTGAAGTATCCAGCACCTGTCATACCTGTCTGCGACTTGTCAAGAGATACAACTAGTGGTCGCATACCAGATGTAGCAAGTATATCTTTTGTACGCTCCTTCTCAAAGTAGTTTGACAACTCTATGAAGTGTGTTGAGTGTGCCTTGACATCTCCTGCTCCCTTTGCTTGACTTTCGCTCTTCTTAATTGAATTGATATTCTCATTTGACATCTGTGATACAAGCACTACCGTCTTGCGAGTTCGTCGTGTAAATGAACGTATCGCAAGTGATAGCTTCTTGTACGCAGAGTATTCCTTTGAAATATCTTCTGGCGTGTCAAGGTTCTGCAAGTAGTCAATGAACACGTAATCTGTATCTGTTGACTCTAATCTTTTTAAGTTGCGGATTATGATGTAATATGCATTGTCGATACGGTATCTGAACTTTGCACGCTTAAGCTTATCTATAGCCATATCTAGCGAGAACTGCTCTGCTGCTGTTAAGTCAAGGCCACGGTCAATCTTGAAGTAATCTACTCCAGAGAGGATTGACAGTAATCGTGTGTTGTATATTTCTGGTGGCATCTCGAAGGTCATCATTTCAATCTTCTTGCCTTGTTCTAGCAAGCTTGCAGTCATGTTATTGATGAATGCAGACTTACCAGCGGATGACTGCCCAACAACAACCATATAAGTTGCAGGCTGTATTCCGTCAAGCAATTCATCTAGGAATGGAAATCCTGTCTCATCACCTGTGTACTTCTTTCCAGACTCTCGGATTGCTACACGTCGTGCAAGGTTAGTCTCACGCATTAATTCTGCTTCATCGACAGTTACCACATCAGACTCTATTTGTTCATCCAACATTGATGTTATAAGACTCTGAACTGCTGGGTCTTGAGATGTCTTCGACTCTGCACATAATGCATTACAGAGGATTATAGATTTCTCTGCAATCTTCCTATCAGAATCTTTTTGCTTTAATATCTTGTGAGCATGTTCAGGGCCCCAAGCAGTCCAAGTAAATGCACACATACTTGCTCTGTCAAATCCTATTGTAGCACCAAGTGTTGATATGTTAAGTTCACGACCGTCTTCATGTATCTTCTTACATGCAAGCCATACCTCTCTAGTATCATTGCCGTGGAAGTATGAATCTTCTACTGGGTACTCAAGTAGCACACCTGTTCCCTGAACAATAAGATATGCCAGATACCCACGCTCTGCATCTTTGTCTTCTGGAAGTTTATATAGAGTCTCCATAGTAATGTTTTGTTAGTTAAAGAACCCACCTGCTATTAATATCCACATCTCGATTGTAGCTCCGAACAACGCTGCCCAGAAATTGACGTTACCCCTGGGCTTTCCATGCTGATTTGCTGCAATAAGGATTGATATTCCTAGTAGAGACAGCATGATTATTTGTGGTGCTTTCATATTGTTATTTTATATTACTTAATTTTTAATATTAATCCTATAATCAAGAGCGCAGCCCATGTGATAATAAATACTTTAGCTGTGTAATATGCCTTCCAATTCCTATCAGCTAACATTGCGTTATGCATATCACAATCGCTCTGGACTATTCTCTTCTGATGTTCTGTCCGTAATTCTGGAGCTGTAGCCCATGCTTCCTCGCTGTCTCGTTCGTATGCATCTGCACTCATCCAACCGCTTGAACCTCCACTCATATTATTTAAGTGGATATCGTTCTATTAATCGTACTGCACGTTCGAGCCCGTAATAGTATTGTTCGGTCTTACCGTCATTGTCCCTGTCGTATTCCAGCCCTTCTTTTATTTTTTTTACAGTATCAGATTGTCCTCGCTGGTATTCTGATTGTAATTGCGAGCGGATGAAGTTCGCCATAATTCCATATGGACAATCATGGTTACATTCACGCAACGGTGAGTCACCACATTCGTCAGAGTGCGCCATCGGTATATCTAACTCCCAAGCGTATTCTAGTGTAGAACAAGCTGCATTATGTGAGCTATGAGTGCATGTATCACCAGTACATTCTGACCACGGTGCGTGTGGTATAAATCCTTGTCCTGTCATATTATTCTATTGGTTGGGTGTAGTGTTCGACGATTTGAAGTGATTTATGAATTGCAGTATTGTATGTTTTCTTGTAGTCAAACTTCGGAGGTTGCATTCCGACGGTGTAGAACTTGCCCTCGGCGGGTATTTCTAGCAGTTGCGATTCGAGCTCTGTTTGTATCTCTATGGCCGCCTCCATCCTCCCCCGTTGGTATTCTGATTGGGCGAGTGTGCGGATAAAGTCTTTTACTTGTGGATTTACATAGTCACCATTCTTGTCTGAAAAACAGCCGTCCCATTTCTCATCAAACTTTTTTTCCCATTCGTCTTGTGGTTGTGTCATATTACTTCATTATGTATTTGTTAATTGTTTCTAATGTCCACTCATCCTTTAGATTAGGATTCTTCTTAATCCTGTCCAAAGCATCGAGTATCTGATTGTCTGACCAATCAGCTAGTAGTCTAGCAGTTCTAATGTTTCTTGTAAAGAGCTGTTTCCACTGTTGCCTGTTGATAGGCACAATTCCTTTCTCTTGCAAGAACCAAACAACTATCTTTCCGTATCTGTATTTAGGTCGTTCGTCTTGTTGTATTTTCAAGCATTCTTCTTCAAAATTAAATTCAATTTCCAGCGATGCTTTAGCTTCGCTAATAGTAATCTGGTTTATATCTGTGTTTATATCTGGTATAGGTGCATCACTTTTGATGGCTTCATCCATCATTTCGGCTGGAACAATCCATTCATTATGCGGTATCGAATACCATTTTGTGCGGTCGTACTTTATCTGATTAAATACTCCTGAGATTATAATTCCACGTGTCTCCATCGACTTTAACAGTTTCTGTATTTTGTTCTCTGACATATAAGGGAACAGTTCTGCGAACGCCTTACCAGAGTTGTATGTCCAGAAGTAGTACACTCCATCTGTGTGTTCATGTGCGTTCTTTCTGTTGGCTTTATTCTTAGCAAGCCAGAATCTCATGTTGTATAATATTATTGCTTCCTCGATGCCATGCTTAATTGCATCTGATACCCCAAACATATGTGCCATGTTATTATCCATAAATTTACGTTAATTATTTTGTAATAAACTAAGTATAGCACCTCCTGTGTATAAGTCAACTTGACTTTGTGGAAACTCTCTGCTAAGCTAGGAAAGTATTAGAAGTAATATATAATTAACACTATGAAATTCAAACCATACCCAAAAGTGCTAGCATTACATAAGCCAGAATGTGCAGGTATTCTAGTAGGAACATGCTATATTCAAGAGAAAGTAGATGGAGCAAATGCTTCAATCTGGTTAGGAGATGATGGAGAGATACATTGTGGGTCACGAACTCAAGATGTAACAAACCAGAGCTTCCGAGGATTAACGGAATATGCAAAAGCTCACGAAGGAATCAAGAAGTTCCTGACTGACAATCCTAACTGTAGAATCTACGGAGAGTGGTGCGTACGCCATAGCATTGCATACAACTCGCTTGCATATAACAAATTCTATATGTTCGACATACTAATAGACGATGACGCATATCTTCCATTGGAGAATGTAATGGAAGCATCGTATAGTTATGGAATCGAGATGGTACACACGTTCTGGTCTGGAGAAAATCCAACACTAGAACTAATCCAAGAGTTCGCAGGTAAGTCAGTGCTCGGGTCAGTTGGAGAAGGTGTTGTAATCAAAAACAATACATTCATAAATGAGTTTGGAGATAAGGTGAACGCAAAGTACGTCACACAAGAGTTCCGAGAGAAGAATGCAATTGTGTTCGGAGGAAACAATAAGCATTCCGAGACATACACGGAGACATACTTCATGAATGAGCTGGTAACAGTTGCACGAGTTCGTAAGTGTATCCACAAGATGGAGTCTATGAATGAGGAGCGTCCAGACATGAAGCACTTGCCACAGATTATGGGAATGGTCTACCACGATGTTGTGCAAGAGGAAGCGTGGACGATAGCAAAGAAGTGTACAAGTTCAAACACAAAATTTGATTTCAAATCATTCCAGAGACTATGCTATGCAAAGACAAAGCAGATTTACGTCGAAATTATTACAAACGATATATCAGTAGCACACACTCCATATGAGAAAGCAGTTGATATTTATAAGAAAACATAAGATTACATAGTAATGGAATAATATGATAAACACAGTAATACAAGGAGACTGCTTAGAGAAAATGCAATATATAGATACCAACAGTATAGACTTACTTCTTACTGATATTCCATATGATGGAGTAAATCGCAAATCTAATGGATTGCGTAATTTAGACAAAGGATTAGCTGATGTAATGACTATATCTATAGAGAGTATGATGTTCCAGTTTATAAGAATTACAAAAGGGAGTGGTTATATATTCTGTGGATGGTCACAAATAAGTGAAATAGTAGATATACTAAAAGATAATAAGATATCTACAAGATTATGTTGTTGGCGAAAAACTAATCCTAGTCCAATGAATGGTCAATCTATCTGGTTATCTGGTGCAGAATATTGTGTGTATTTCAAAAAGAAAAACGCAACATTTAATCAGCATTGTAAAAATGTAGTTTGGGATTTCCCTTGTGGTCGTGGAAAAGTACACCCTACAGAAAAACCATTAAAACTATTTGAATTTTTAATTGAATCAAGTTCTAATGTGGGTGATTTGGTTTGTGACCCATTTGCAGGAGCAGGGACAACAGGTGTAGCTTGTAAAAATACAGGTCGTAACTACATACTAATTGAAAAAGAACCAGAGTACATAGATATTATCAATAAAAGACTTGAAATATAATATGAACACAAACTACATAGCATCACAAATTAAATGTGGAAAATGTAAATGTGAATACTATAGCCATATGAATGGGTGTCCACAATGCGGATTTGGGAGAAAAGATATTGTCACAACAGGAACCGCTAATATTATGTATCGTATAATCTCACCGAATGAACAATAATATGGACAATAAAACTGTGGTTATTAATGGATTTACATACGTTCCAGAAAAAATAATGTATAAACTACATGGAGTTTCGACAACAATGTTGTGTTATGTCCCTATGGATAAGAGAGGGTGGATAGCAACAGCAATAAATGATATTATAGATGAAAAGTCAAAAAAGATAGCAGAAGACAACGCAGATAACTACTTGACACAAAAATTATTAAAACTAGTAAAAAGCATATAATATGGATATAGAAGAAATCATAATGTCAACACTTATAATAGGAATTGTTGCAGTAATAATTATACTGGCAGTATCTACAACTAAATCACAACAAGACTACACTCAATCGTGTAGAGACGCTGGTGGAGTTCCAATTGTTGAAGGTGGACGGTACACAACATACAATTGTTGGTCGAACAAAGATAAGGGTTACATAGACGTAAAATAATATGAGCAACTACATGAGATTAACAAAACACCCTAGAACTGGTAAATGGCACAACGCAGTCTGGCTAGATGACTTCTACGGAAAACACCAGTACGCAGTTGCGTTTGAAGGAGGTTTATTTGACAAGGAACACGGAGACATCTATGACCCGTCGAAGGAGAAGATGGACACAGACTGGGAGAGTGACCTGCTTGTAGTTCTTAACTCATTCGAGAAAATAGTAAAGATTCTTGAGCTACAGGCAAAAGCAATTGAACAAATATCGCAAAACTAGTATGGATAAACCAACAATATCATTTCAAAATAAAATAGAATCCCTAAGACTACGTTGCGATGAGCTATGCGAACAGTTCGATGAGTTCACAGATGGAATGAGAATGTTGTTGCTATTACAGAGAAAGAAAGACGGAGGGCACAACAATGAAGAGCAGAGAATATTTGAATCGTATGTCACAAAGAACAAGGAAGACTTCAAACAGAAACTGTTTAACCTACTGCTTATCAAGAGCACACAGAAATACCCGACACGAATCTACCTAAGTGCATGTGAACGAGACGTTAAGAAAGTTATCAGGAACATAGAATACGAACTACTTGACCTGCACTACGCAGATGTTGAACGGAGAGAAGCTTCGCACATGAAGATACTACGAGCACCACGCCACTTCATAATGAAGCCAGAGAATGCAGCTGAAAAACTATTTATGATTGATGTTGACGATGAAGACGGAGAGGACATTATGGGCGGTGCTCTAATGGAAATGGAAAGCCTTGGTGTAGAAGAGATTATAAGATACAGAACAAAGAGCGGTTGGCACATTGTCGTGAAGCCATTTAATCCAGCATTATGGACACATAAGAGCGAGATTAAGAAAGACCCTATGTTGTTACTAGATTGGTAATATGCAAGATAGAGAACTAAGGAATAAGATTGGAGAGATATTTGTCAAGCACGGACTTCCTACAAGACAGATTGTGATTGAAGATATACTCGCATTGTTCAGAGGAGGATTCAATACTGTCAAGGAAGAGATAGTAAGTGAGGTATCAGAATACTTCCAGAGAACATTCTACCGAGAAGACAGAGTGGAGGTAGAAGAGATAGAACAAATTATAAACAATAAGAACATCTAACATGAATCTGTGGAAATACTGCTTTACAAATGCAGGTGAAAGGTTAAACTTAGAAATGGATACGATAATCACGTCGAAAGAGAATTGGAATTTATTACTAGATATATTTAACAAACATATGAACAAACCAAAACTAATCCTAACAATGGGATTGCCAGGATGCGGAAAGAGTTACTGGGCTGAGCAGGAATATGGAAATGATGAAACAGCTCTAATCATAACCAAGGACGACTTGAGAAAGTTTAATCCAGGCTGGAAAGAGAAAGATGTGATAGCGCATAGGAACAAGTTGACAAGCAACCCAGACTTCTATGCATTAAGTGGTACATGCAAAACGGTAATTTGGGCAGACACCAACTTGAACCCAATACACCTTGAGACTGCATACAAATTGTTTGGAGATAAGTTCGAGGTAGTTATAAAAGATTTCAGAGATGTACCTGTCGAGACTTGTATTAAGCAAGACTTAAAAAGATTAGACAGCGTTGGCAAGGACGTAATCATGAAGATGTACTATCAATACATATGCGCCCCACAAGTTGGTTCAGTGGACAACGGTAAACCAATATGCTACATAGTTGACATAGATGGAACTATTGCACTTACAAACGGTAGAAGCCATTATGATTATTCAGAAGGAGCGGTAATGACAGACGTACCGAGAATGGATGTAATTAATACAATAAAAGCACTTGAGTCAACAGGAGCAAAGTTAATATTTGTTTCGGGTAGAAAAGACGAATGTAAGATTGACACAAGACTTTGGTTGAGCAAGTACTTTGGAGAGGTTACGCTACACATGCGTGATACAGAAGACAACAGAAACGATGCAATAGTTAAGAAAGAGATTTATGACAAGTTTATTAGAGATGAATACTTTGTGGCAGGTGTATTCGATGACCGTCCTCGTGTCATAAGGGCTTGGGAAAATGAGGGACTAACCGTGTTTAACGTAGGAAGAGGGTATGAGTTCTAAAAATATAGAGTACAAGCTGTGCAATAAGTGCAATGAAGAAAAGCCAAAATCTAGCTTCAAAATAAATAGAGTAGGAAAACGAGACGAATACCAATTAAACTCATGCAATAAATGCTGCTGGAGTAAGAGAAATGATTACTTAAATAGCAACAATGACGCATATATTAGGAATAGATTCTATTCATTACGACAACATGCAAAACGCAGAAACCTAGATTTTTCAATTACGCTTGAACAGGTTATAAAACTATTCAAACTACAGTCAAATATTTGTGCTTATACAGGAGAAACAATGTCAGATAAGATAGGAATCGGTTTAATAGATAATACGCTTTCTTTTGACAGATGGGACTCATCACTGGGTTACATACCTGGGAATGTACTTCTTTGCACAAAGCAAATAAATGTATGCAAGGGTAACCTAACGTTAGAAAAATTCAAAGAGTATATGCCTAAGTTATATGAAAATGGGTTAAATGCTTTGGGAATGTGGGAGAAGGAAGGATTAACAGTATTCAATGTAGGACATAACTACGAATTCTAATATGCAACTATCATCATTAATGAGACACATAAGAGGAGACAAGGATATTCCTTGGACAGCTATTGACAAAGACGACTTCCTTGATTCTAAATCAAAGAAAGAAGTAAAGTTGTGGATAACTGCTAGAAACAAACTTGCATCTGAAAACAAACGTGCTATTATTACTAGGAGAGGGAAGTCATCTCTCGCTTAACAACCATTATAACATCATATGTCATCAGACAACCAAATTGTAGTTAAACAAGAAAAAAATGCACTGTTAGACTTCAAATACAAAGAAGCACAGTTCTTGCGTGAGCGCAACAGACTCAACAGGGCAGTCAAAAAGAACCAACAAAATAAGGATGACTGGGCGTATGACAACTGGAAAGATAATCAAGAAGCAATAATCTAATATGCAAAAAACAATAAATAAAACAGCAACAATTACACGTTCAGAAATGGAGAAGTTGGTACGTGCACATTACAAGCTTGAAGATGACTTCAAAATTGTAGTCACAGGATTGACTTATGAAAATGAGCTTGACATGTATAACAAGTTCCCACTAGGGAAGAAAAAGACTGCGCCAGCACTCCCTGATACAGTCTGGTGCGACGATAACACATATAAAAAGACTACGCCGTTCACATTCACAATGTCTAATGGTAACAGGGCAGTTTCTGGTAATGTTATGGAGTCAGACTTGGAATTCTTAAAATTATTAGGTATAGAATTAGACGCAGAATAATATGAACATATTCAAATCAAACACAATTCGTAAAGAGGTGACACGTATTATTAATAAACAAATCGACAAGGCTGAGACGCTTTACGCAGAACAGGTAAAGTTGATTAACAAGCAAGCAAATGAAAAAGCAGAAGAGCTTAAGAAAAAGTTAAATAATGAATTGCTTGCAGTAGAATCACAGGCAGAAGGAGAGAATATTGACTTACTTAACAGACTTGTCGCAAATATTATAAACTTCAAGCTTGACTACTAGTATGAATGACAAGAAGAAAGAACAGCAACAGCGAGATGCACAGTATCAAGATGCTAACCGCACTGCCCGTGTGTTTGTAACAGGAGCAACTCGTGATTCAGACGATGACAAGCTTGACTATGATGGATTCTTGTCACCAGAAGTATTGCAGCGTTATGCACAGTACATGCATGGTCACAGGAAACAATCTGATGGAGTCATGCGGTCAAGTGACAACTGGAAGAAAGGAATTCCTAAAGACCAGTACATGAAATCAATGTGGAGACACTTCATGTCGGTATGGGACACACATTCAAAAGGTATGGCAAACAATGAAGAGCTATGTGCACTGTTGTTCAACGTAATGGGTTACTTACATGAGAACCTAAAAGATAAGTAACATGGAAAAGTTCTTGATAGCTACAGGCATAGGATTGATTGGATTGGCAATTATAACATTATTCTGGTGTCTCTGGTGGGAGATTAAACAATCATAATATGGAATGGATACCCTCAGTATTATCGGTAGGTATTGCAATTGGTATCGCACTTGGATACTACGCATTCGGAGAAGGTTCACACTACTAAACTCAAGCCCCCTAACTCAACATGAGCAGGGGGCTTTTGGATTAATGTCTTGACTATTAGTTCTTGTGTGGTACACTTTATATATATGAAACAAATAAAACTATTCCCAAGGTACAGTGTGTGCAGTAATGGAGATATATTCTCTGGAGATTTGAAATTAAAAGTTGCTAAATGGAAAGGATATAACTATGTTCGTCTCTATAAAGATGGAAAGCAGTATAAGTTTTATGTTGCTAGGCTTGTAGCTAGTATGTATATAGAAAATCCAGACAATAAAAAAGAAGTAAATCATATAGACGGAGACAAGAACAACAATGATGTGTCAAACCTAGAGTGGGTCACGCCAAGTGAAAATTGTCTTCACAGAGAGAGAACTGGGTTAGGAAAAAATTGTAAAGGTGAGAACGCAAGGAATTCCAAACATACACAGTTAGATGTAGATTATATTAGAAAACTATACGATAATGGTGTATCAGTAAAAGATATATCAGTCTCTACTGGATTTAGATATGACTGGGTCTGGAGAATAACCAAAAGAAAACAGTGGTGTTAAAGCCCCTAGTCCAACAGGATTTCGGGGCTTTAGTTCAGTCAAGGAAAACAGGTATAACAACTGTTTTACGTTTACGCTTCGTATCAACAAGGAAGAATGTCTGTGTTGGTGGCTCTGGTGAAGCCTTAATGGAAAGTGCAAATGCATTGTATCCAATGATTGAGCCGTTGATAATAAAGTTACCGCCGTCTATAAATTGGTGCAAGTGTCCTTGTACATACAGGTCTGCTCTACGCATCTTCTGCCATTGTGCAATTGCTTTGTTAAGGCTTATTGTCGGGCCGCCCATACCACCAAGGTACTTGATAAATGTACCGTGGTGGAATGCTATTGTATAGCCGCCAATGTCAACGTAGTTCAAATAACCAGTGCTGATATTGAACGTGACACGCTTTTCCTTTGCGAAGTGCTTTGCCATTGTGCAGTACATGTATGTCTCAAGTGAGTTTCCGTACTCTGTTGAAACGTGTACACGCTTTGTCAGTCTGGCATGGTTGCCGCTATTTGTCGGTATAACAAGATTAACATCTGTGTTGTCAAGAATGTACCTGATACCCTTCTCAATCAATTCCTGTGCAAGCAATGCTGCTTCTACAGGTGGAAGTTGATTCGTTTCCAATAGCTCCTCGTGGATAGAGCCAGAGAAGTTGTCTCCGAGTAGTGCCAACACAAGTGTTTTAATACGAGCGTCTTTTTGTTCTTTCTTGAGTAGTTTGACTACGTTAGTGAAGAACTTTTCTACACGCATTTTTGCGATGTCAAGTGTGTATTCGTTGATTCCATTTACAGAGCGAGGGTCAACACGCTCTTCAATGTGTGCGTCAGAGAATACTGCTACAGCAACTGCTTCGGCATCTTCTTGCATAGGAACAACAAACGTCCCAGTACTTTTGAATTTAGAGAGAGCCGTAATAGCTTCTATCTCCAAACTGAGTCTTTCGTTTACCTCAACGAGTGAATCCACTCGCTTTTTATCGGCAACGACTGCTCTTTTCTTGCGTTTTTGAGCAACTGTTTGCTCTGCGAGTTTTTTACTCATGGCTTGTAATTTGAATGTAAGTGTTGAATTGTGATATATCAAGCTCTTGTTCTGCTCGTGTTATGAGTAGAGTCTTAAGCTTCGAATATTCATGTGCGTCAATCTCAAGATTATCTCGGCACAGCCTTAATAACCCATCGAGAATGAGCAAATCATAGTCATAGCAGGTTAAAACACTGCTACGGAGAAACGAGAACAATGTTCTTTCCATTATGTGCAATTTATGTGATATTACACAGATTATACCATACATTAATTTAATAGTCAAGCACTTGACATTGAATTAAATTCTGCTATACTCATATAGGTGCGGTCGGGTTGGTACGGTAAATAAGAACCGAGAATACCAAGACCTTCTGTTCCAGGTGGAATTCCTGGCGTACCTTCACAGGATAAGATGTTACGGTAGCATGCGAGTTTTGGATACTCGTTGCCCTAGTTCAACTCTAGGTATCCTGACAGTGCGCTTGATGAGAGTCAAGGCTAAGATATACATGCATGTGCACTACAACATGTTTATCTACTGCATATTGTAATATATGCTCCAGCGTCATTCTTATAAAGGCGATTATACCTCGCTTCCAACGAGGTGATGAGGGTTCGATTCCTTCATGGCGCACAGTGTTGTATGCAGGTTCAAGTCCTGCCCTCAGTGAAAGCTGAGGTCGTCATAATTGGAATAGGACGCAACATATTATGGACTTGTAGTGTTAATGGAAACACGTTGCTCTCCAAAAACAAAGCTCTTGGTTCGACCCCAAGCGAGTCAGCAGTAGCCACGCTAGTATGCCTATTATCGGCGGAAGAGGTGGTGAAGCCAGTGGATATAGCTCAATGGACAGAGCAGAAGGTTTCTACCCTTAAGGTTACAGGTTCGAGTCCTGTTATCCCCACAATTGCAACTTGACTTCTAAATATACTCTGCTATACTCAGTAAGTAGGTTAGTCGCCTACAAAATCTGATTAACTATTACATCAGAATTCTACCCACGGAGACTAGCTAACTCTGTCATGAGGGTAGAAGTTTGGTGCAGGATAGTAATGAGCTGTCAATAAATACCGAAATCACGTACGACCGATATGAATTATTTGCGACAGTTTCGACCCATTACTATTCTACACCAGTCTTGTCTGGCTGGAATTATTAAATAAGCAGAATTAAATTACTATGATTAAAACATCAGACAGTTTAGTCAATTTTACAAAATCTTTCATTGAGTTCCAAAACCAAGTTGAGAGCGTAACACGAAATGCGGTAAACCCACAATTCAAAGGACGTAAGTATGCAGATATATCTGCTATCATCGACGAGGTTAAAGCACCATTGTTCAAAAATGATTTATCATTCGTTCAGTTCCCAGGAATGACAGAGCACGGAGCTCTAACATTAACAACACGTATCATGCATAAGTCAGGTGAGTACATGGAGAGTACATTCTCGATGACACCTACACAGAATACACCACAAGGTGTCGGTAGTTGTATCACATACATGCGTAGATATGGATTGTCATCAATTCTAGGATTATCAACAGAAGATGACGATGCAAATTCTGCATCAGAAGCACCAGCTCGTCCTGCGTATGCAACACCAACATATGCACGTCCTGCTCCTAAGCAAGAACCACAAACAGTAGAAAGTATGGATTCAGAAACAGCTAAGTTTGCTAATAAGCTTCGAGAGAAGATTGAAGTAGTAGACGTATCAGAGTTCGAACCACTACTCAAGAAAATTGTTGATTCAAAGAAATATACAGATGCACAGAAGGACATCGCTCGCAAGATGATTACAACGGCAAAGTATAATATGGCAGTTGAATAATATGGCCAAAGAACAAACAGAACACATCATTAATAAATTATATGGCGGTGAAGTAGTACTAGACTTCATGCCTAACAGTCACAGGTATTCAATAGAAGACCGTGGCGTTAAAGTAAAACCATCAAGCGTAACTGGAATCATCGGCCGTAAGGATAAGAGTAGTGCGTTGATACTATGGGCTACACGCCTATGTGGTCAGCACATACTAGACACACTTGCAGAAAATGGAGAAGTAACAAAGGAAGATGTAATCGCAGCAGTTAATCTACATCAGCAGAAGAAGGAAGAAGCTGGAGATATCGGAAGTAAGATGCATGACTGGTGTGAGAAGTTTGTCAAGTACAAGCTAAAAGAATTATCTGCGCCACCAGAGTTGCCAGAAGACCCACAGATATTGTTAGGTGTCAATAGCTTCTTAGAATGGTACAACAACAACGATGTTGAGTTCCTATTCTCAGAACGCTTTGTATACTCAAGAATGTACAGATATGTTGGTAAGGCAGACCTTGGAGCAATCGTAAATGGAAAGAAGGCCATCATAGACTTCAAATCAGCTAACGGATTATATCCAGAGGTTGGTATGCAGCTTGCAGCATATGCAGAAGCAATCGAAGAAGAAGACGGACACGGAGAACCATTTGAAACACGTATTGCTATACGACTTGCTAAGGAAACAGAAGAGGAGTGGAACAACAGACATCTTAAGAATAACACATTCAAAAAGAATCCTGTGTCACCACCTAAGTATGACCCATTTGAAACACTTGAATTCAGCGATGATGATAGAAGCTTTGACTTCTCAACATTCCTAAATCTACAAGGAGTAGATGAGTGGATTAAGAAAAATGATAAGTATTAATGATTTACTATAAACTATAAACTATAAACATATGAACACAATCTGGAAAAATAAGAGAATTGTAATGCGATTAAACGAAAAGAAAGAATCAGGTAGTAAACAGCCAGACTTCGAGCTATTCCTCTTGGTAACACCTAAAGAGAAAGAGGCATTCGAGATTAAGGTAGGAGCTGCATGGGTAAACGAGGAAGGAGCATTTGACATCACATTCCAGAGCACCCGTGACGTAAATGGAAAGATATACTCAGGCTACAGTCTTGTAAAGGACTTAGAAGTAGACGCAGCAAACGGTATATCACCAGCCGTAGCTACACCAAAACCATTAAACGACTTTGACGAAGCAGACTTCTAATATGAACAAGAACACAGTAAAGGTATCAGTAGACATTATTAAGGATTCAGGAGAGCGTGCATCTCTCAAGGACATCCTTGCTAATGAGGAGAAAATGAAGGTATTCCTTGGTTTGTCACAGAACCTTGGAACACTACGCAGTATCGTGTATGCACGAAATGAGCTATCAAATCTGTACAATCAGATGCTTAAGTATTACACACAAGAAGACCTAGATGTACTGGTTAACCTAATTGAAAAGCAAATGTCAGATGCGCCTTATAACGAATGTTCAGTATCACGCTACTAACATAAACACGGGGCAGGAGAAATCTTGCCCCCATTGCGGTGTCGTCTAACGGCAGGACAGGAGCCTTTGAAGCTCTCAATATAGGTTCGATTCCTATCACCGCATCAAAAATTGGCTGGCGTTAATACTGGAAATTTGGTCAGCGTTAATACTGGGAAATCCTATAGGATGAAAAATAAATTAAAATAAAAATGAAAAAATATTTCATAAATTGAAAAAGAAAATATAAATATTTGACATAAAAAATATACATTTTATAACATAAATATGTATTGACAAATGAAAAAATACCCACCATTTCTGTAGGGTATTTACTATATATTGTTGTTGTGTTCTAATTCAATAATGTGGTTGACATGGAAAGTTATGCACAGCTAAAAACTTTGCACATTGAAATTACAATGTCATACTATACAGGTAAAGGGGCAAGCGTCGAAACTTGTATACTAAACCCTCTACAATAATTTTATTACTATATATGTGTGAATTTGTAGCGTGTCAAAACCTTGTGGGTCTTGCACTCATCGTGTTAGTGGTTGGTATTCTAATCGGAGGTATTTTTGTCATGCATTGGCTTGATTAATACAGTCTATTCATTATTAGTTATATGTCAACAAATAACACAATTAAACCAAGTGCGTTGATATTTGTATATGGCTCGTTGACTAGAGGTAATAACAATAAATTCGCAAAGCTTCTCTATAGATGTGGCGAATACATAGGTGTTGCACATATAAAGCATGTCAATCCGTTTACCATAGCAGACTACCCAGCAGCAAAGCAGCACAAAAAGGCAGCAGGCCGAATAGTTGGACAGTTGTACAGACTCAAGTACCCACATCTAACATTACCTAGACTTGACAAGTACGAGGAAGTGGGGCAATCATTCCCTACTAAGAACGATTACAAGCGTACAGAGCAGCTAGTATATACATCTAATACAGCACAGTATGCATGGGTGTATACCTATAACAAGGCTGCAGCAGCAGTAAAAGAGCATAAGACATATGCAGCGTACATGAAGCGCAAACAGAGGCAGGAAAAGCGCAAAGCGTCGGAAGCGTGGAAAGCTAACAGGAGTAATTTATTAATCACATAATAGCATATTAATTATGAAATACAACTTTTTAGATGGTAAGTATGGCCTCGAATTAGAGTCAGTGTACACAGTCAAAACACATGAATCGCAATCTTTCGAATCACTACCGAAAACAAGTCTTATCCAATATAAGTACGACGGAAGTATCAAGGTCAACAATGATGAATACTCGGACGATTGCGACAGTGAAGAGCGGCCAAGCGGTACACGTTCAGGTGTGGAGGTGGTAACAAGGCCTCGGAAATTCTCAAAGTGCAGCATGAATAGACTTGAAAAATTCTTGCAAGTATACCGTACAGAGTATGCAGGACGTGTGAACAACTCGACAGGTTTACATCTACACTTGGGCCATAAAGATTGTGATATATTAGTGTTTGCTCGAATGCACAATATAATATTCACAATGCAATCAGCACTATCGGACATCGTACCATCATCTCGATTGAACAATCAGTATTGCCAATATATATCACTCGGTAACTACAACGCTAACATGAGTGCATATACAATGAAGAATGAAATAAAGTCAAAGTATTACATTGTGTCATGGCGGTACAATAGAGCAATTGGACCATGTGCAAGCGGTAATCATGTAGAGGTAAGAATGCACAGCGGAACACTCAATATCAACAAAATCAAAAACTGGGTAATATTGTGGAGTCATATATTGGAATTTGCATATCAAATAGCACAAGATGAAGCTACATATTATGCATATTTTGACACATTATTGTCTACAGCAACATCAGAGGACAGAAAGGCTAGTATTCGGGACTTAATTATATCGACAAACAGCAGTTTTTATACAGAAAACCTAAACAACATCAAAGCATATATGAATAGGTCATCAAAAGGCAGCAAACCATACGGCGACCTAATGCTAACACTAGAGCAACTACTAAACATCATAGGTGTTGATTCAGAAGTGAAACAATTCTACTATAACAGGCGTGAACAACTGCTGCAATTGCGAAACTCGGGAACAACTACAGACACAGACAGGACACCAGAAGAGATACAAGCAATTGATACTATTGTTAACAAAATCCGAGACATTGCACAACACCCAGACAACGTGCAGCTACCAAGTGACGTACAGAAGAGAATAAAGGAAGCAGCAGAAAGGGAAGTACAGCTTGAGAACATGAGGAATGATAACAAGATTGTATTCACTCGTGTGCTATCATCAATCAAAGAGGAGCACTATATAACAGAGGAGCGAAAGTATAGTATAGAGTCTGTCGGTTGGTATGAGGCACATATTGATAGCTGTCTCAACGAATATCGCCATACAGGATCGTTAAAAGAAATTCAGAAAAAAATCAACCAATTACTAATCAGAATACTCGATAATCATACATACTATCCTAAATCAACATGGAATAATACATCTTCATACCTAGAGATAACAAGTAATGGTATACTATCTAAAGAGAGACAAGCGGCGTTAGTATCAGCAGTAGAGGAGGGCTACATGGCAAGTCAGGTAGTTAAAGAGGAAAAATACCCAGCACCTAGAATGCGAAACGGACTCAGGGGAATAGCAAACTACTAATATATGAAATACACCAGAACAGACATTGTAAACCAGATAGTGAATCTAGTCAGAGAGCATGAGACCGATAATCGCAATGTTAACTATCAAACCCTGAACAATCAGCTAATGTTATTGACATACAAGCTTGAACGTGACGGCATACTATTACCAGACCCACCAGAACAAGACAAACAGTACTTAAATCGAATGGCGGACAAGTACGACAAACAATAAATATATGCCAAGAGTAACAAGAGGCATATCTAGCATTCAAGTCCCTTGTACCCAAATCAAAATTATAGTATACTAGTACAGTATGGAAACAACAACAAATACAAAGACATCGTGATCAGAGATAAATATAGCAATCGAACTCATTAAAATAGAAAACCCTAATCAATAACATCTATATGTGTGGAATAATCGCCAAATCATTTACCAACCCAGCACCAGCCAAGCAAGTATGGCAAGACATCAAGAGACTGTACACAAAACAAAAACACCGAGGCACAGAAGGTTTCGGGTATGTATCAGTCCTGCAAGATTACAGCGTATATGTTAAACGCTCAACAGACGACACAATACTGGACACATTAATGCAAATAAAGAAGCCTACAAGGGCCATAATGTTCCACCACCGATACCCAACCTCTACGGACAACCTAGAGCCTTGCAGTCACCCGATTTATGTATCAAACCCAGAGCTAACACATGATTACTATGTGATACACAACGGAGTAATCAGCAACTGCAACGAACTCAAAAAGAAACACAACGAAGCAGGTTACAAATACACCACCGAACACAAAGTAACCACTAAGACAGAGATAGAATACCTATTCTCTAACTTACACAAAGAGGAAGACGACTTATACAGTTTAGAAGATGAAAGCAGCTATCTGAAATACAATGACTCGGAAGCTGTAGCAATCGAGATAGCACGTCTCATTGAGAACAAGATAGAGAACTTGTACCATGTCTATGGCGGCTACTCATGTATCATCATGAAAGTAGATAAGAAGACCAACAAATGTCATGACATGTACTGGATTAGGAATGCTAGTAATCCGTTGAGTTACATGGAGGAAGGCGATTTTTGTGGGGTTTCGGAGGCTGGAAAAGATGGGGTGGGGGGCAGTTTAGAGGGTGTTTTGTACCATTTAGACCTAAAAACAGGCACTATGACCCACTCAATTACCACATTATCCCCAAGTTATCCACCCTCTAATGTCATCGACTCCGAACTCGAGGGCCAACTCTTCGATGAATACGATGACATATCAGCACAAGTACAATTTGAGAGAGACCCACACAAGCGCAAAGACCTAGAGCGACAACTCAAAGCAATAGAAGCAAAGCTATTCTAGAGCAAGAAGAACACCCCCGTCATGAGGGGTGTTTTCTCTTGCGTGTCTGTACCAGTGTCCCCAACGGGGTGCAGAGCGTAGCGGCGCACTAGTACATTGATACAGCACCATGACACCATAGCTTGACACCCTTGTCAAATTGAGGTCATTACTTCACAATGACTTGACAAATCTGTCAAAGGAAGGGGGTACGCTGTCCGAGGAAATAAAATCAAGACAATCCAAAACAAGGCTTAAGGCCTGCCCCTATTTTGAAGACTCCCCTACATCTATTTTGGAAACCTTCCATAACCTACTATTTTCAAGACTCCCTAATATACACTCAATAATAACTCCAAACCATTCAGAAACCTGCTAGTCTCCTAAATTTAGGTTCTGATTGCGGAGCAACCAGTACAGAACCCTAACACCTCCAGAATTTTAGGTACATTAGTGCCTTTGGAACTCCCCTGTAAGCAATAGAGATGTTCCAATTCTTCTATTGCTATATGTAAGAATGTACATATACATGCTTTTTGGTCTATAGGAAAAGCTACCTGGTCGATGTTTTCTTATTGGATACATCATCTCCTAAGACATGTAAGAAGCTTTACATGAATATGTATGTAGTTCTAATGATTGAGATTTCTTTTTAGGGTTATGGGTTTGCATCATATTAGCACCGTGCAAACCTTCATTGGTGGCTGTGAAATCTCCTGTAACCTTGTCTACGAAGTTTGGTGTGTTGGGCTCTAAGTGAGATGGACAACATTTTGCACGTGCCAAGTAGGTAGGTGAACCAGTTGGGGTCATTAGAATGATGTACTTTGGAAGTACCCCAGTTCTATCTCCTATCCGAAGGTGTATTCCTTCATAAATGAAGTATAGCATACTTTTTGACATCTGTCAAGTACTTTTGTATAATCACTTGACATTTGTATAATTGTGTGCTATATTGTTTATATGATTAAGGAAAGTAAGCGTAAGATTGTCCGCAACAATCAGATTAAAAGACTTAAGGATGTACCTCTTAAGGTGTTTTCAGGTGAAACAGAAATACCCCAGACTTCCTTTTTGAAGGATGAGAGTATTATTGTACCTGTTCCTGAGGGTTATAAGCCTGAGAAGTTTGTTAAGGAAGTGATAGCTGACCAGCTGGATATGTTCCCTGATGGGTTGGATAAGGATGGAGCTGTTAAACAGAAGGGGTATACAAATCAGCAATATGCGGCTGCTGAGATGTTTTATAGGGGAGCAGGTATTACAGATGCTGTTAGGTTAGCAGGTTATGATGACCATAATATAAATGCTCCACAGAGTCTTAAGAGTTCTACAGGGTTTAATAATGCATTATATAATATTGCTAATAGGTATGGAGATGTGCTCACAAAGCTCATATCAGAGTTGGCGCAGAGAGATATAAGTCATTTATCTACATCTGAGTTGGTTAGGAGTATTCAGGTTATTGGGTCACATCATCTTAAGACAGCAGAGCACTTCCATAAGGTTGCCAAGGATAGTAAGGTTATGGGTAATAAGATGTCCAAGTTCTTTGGGGCTGATTTGACAGATGTGTCATTCCAGCAATTAGAGAATTCAAGAACAAAAGGACTAGAAATGTAATATGACTGAATATGAAATAGAAGAGCAAAGGGTATATGCAGAGATAGAGGCTAATCCAAGTCTAGCTCAAGACCAATTCTGGAGACTTAATAATCTCTATTGGATTATCTCTAAAAGAGGAAAGAAGAGCTTGTTTAGAATGAACAGAGCTCAGGAACATTTCTATAGAAATAATTATACATTCTTTAAGAGAATTATTGTGTTGAAATCACGTCAGCTTGGGTTTACTACTCTTATGGCGTTGGTGCTATTAGATAACACTCTCTTTAACAAGAACAAACATGAGGTGTTTATTGCCCACACACAGAAGGATGCCACGAACATCTTTATTAACAAGGTTAAGTTTGCTGTTAATAACATCTATCCTGACATAAAGGAGTTTATTAATGTTATACAGGATACACATGGTAAGTTGCGTATTGGGTTTGCTGATAATTCAGAGTCTACTTTCACAGTAGCTCTTTCTGCACGTTCTGGAACAGTTCATGACCTTCATGTATCAGAGTTAGCTAAGCTTTGTGCTACATTTCCTAAGAGAGAGGAGGAACTTATGTCTGGAACTATCCCAGCTGTTCCATTTGACGCCCGTATTGTAATTGAAAGTACTGCGGAAGGTGTGCAGGGTACATTCTATGAGATGTTTAGCTCTGCGCTAAAGAAACTAAAGGAGGGGAATAAGTTCACAGCCCTAGAATTCTACCCAGTATTTTATAACTGGACATGGGATGACTCAGAATTGGCGTTGATGAAGGATTTATGTATACCTGTACATGAATTTGAGCAGTGTACAGAGCTAGATTGGCTTGTATATCAGATGGAAAATGAACTATCAGACCTAGAAATGAACTATTACTATAATAGATGGCTCTCTTTGTCTAAGAATATAAATAAACTACAACAAGAGTATCCAACAACAGAGATGGAGGCATTCGTAGCCTCGGGTTCTCCATTCTTCCCATCTAAGAAGTTACAGAATGCGTTTGAATATGCTCCAGATGTTGTAAGATGTGAGCTATTGACAGGAGAATTAGTACCGTCTAACTCTACATTTGCACCTGTATATCAGGTAAAGAAACCAGAGAAGCATGTTGAGTATATAATTGGAGGAGATACCTCGGATGGTTCTGCATCAGGTGACTACCAAGCATTATCTGTTCTCAATACACATACAGGAAACGTAGATTGTATATACAGAGCACACGTAGATAAGTTCCAACTAGCTAATGATGCAATAGCACTCGGGAAGATGTATAACAATGCTCTTGTGGCAGTTGAAACAAACAACGGAGGTGGGTATGTATCAGATGAAATGCTGAGATTAGGATATGAGAACATTTACTTCAATACTAGACTCGATTCTGTGTCAAAAGAGACAAGTAAGAAGTTTGGATGGACAACAACAGAGAAGTCACGCAAGTATGCATTGGAGGAATTTAAGAAACAATTCACGATAAAGAAATTATACTATCCACGTATACTCCTATCAGAAATGTTTTCGTTTGTGATTAATAAGAAAGGTAAACCAGAAGCTGCGCCAGGAAAGGACTCACACGATGACCTTGTAATGGCAACTGGAATAGCATACGCAGTAATGCGTGAATGGGGTGTTGTGTCAAAGGTTGATGAGAATAAACTTGAAGAAAGACAAAAAGTATTATTCCCAGATTAAACACTTGACAAATTAAATATTTATGATATAATAATAACATTATGAAACTAACAAAGAATCAAGAAACTATTGATTTCGTGAATGGGAAGCATGATGAAATGAAGAACTGGAAGTGTCGTGTACGATACGATAAGTTACTTGATGACATGGAGGCTAATCTCATTGATACTGCTTCTGGTATACTGAATAAAATTAATGGTGCAGATAGAGCACCTGCTTATTTGTATGGATGGGGTGATAACGGAATGATTACACAAACATTACAAATGACTCGACCAGAGAGTTCTGTGAAAAGCGTTATCCCAAGAGAGCCTTTTGCTTTTGGAAAGATTATGATTGCCACATCAGTACTTGGCTCTAATCTTCCTAACGGAACATTTACAGCATCTGATAAACTCTATGCGAGAACCAACTACGAACTCTGGAAGAATTCGTGGGAACAAGAAGGAGGTAACGGTAAGGCTACACTTACAAACTTCTACCAAAGTGTTATTGGAAGTGGTTGGGGAGCATTTAGAACATTCCCTAACAAGATTACAATTCCACGTAAAGGTAAACAACCAAAGATTATATTTGATGGTATCACACGTGAGTGCTTGAATCCTCGAAGAACATTCCTAGGTGTCAACACAAACAACAGAGATTATTGGTCAAGAGGAGAGTGTCTCTACGAATATGATATTCCATATGAGGTATTCAAGAGAGCAATCAAAGGTGCTAAGATTGATGAGACAGGCCTGGATATGGTTACTGATGCTACAAAAGGAAAGTGTGTTACTTACAAGTATTACGAAAGTCTATTAGATAACAGAACTTGTATTACTTGCGGAACGTATTGTCTCTATGATGGAGAACTTCTTAACTCAGATGGTTACAATACAATCCAGTGGGCAAACTTCATGGTACGAGATACAGAAGACCCATACGGCGTAGGACTCTATGAACAAATTAGAGGAAACGCAGCTATTGCTGATGAACTCAACTCACTCACTTATGAGGAGGTTGTAGCTGAAATTGCTCCACTACTATTTGCCAGGACAACTGGTGGCGGAGGTGAAATGAAATACAAGCGTGGTAGTAATGTGGTTAACCCACTTAACGCCGCATCTCAGATTGAGGTAGTTAAGACATCAGGGAATATAGAGGCATCTTCGAGATTTGCCGACCAACAGAAGTTAAATGCAGAATCAAACACTGGAGTTAACAATATTCTTGCTGGTCAATCAGGAGAAAGTACACTTGGAGCAACAGTAATCCTTAAGGAAGCAGCTCTTAACAGACTTGTTATCCCGAGAAACAGTGTACTACGTGCAATAGAGGCAGACGCACATGCGGTGTTAGCTCTCATAAGACAGAACTATTCAGAAGAAGACATTTATGCCTTCGAGGATAAGGAAGAATTTGAGGACTTTATTGCAACGAACCCAGACTACTTCACAGGAAATCACGCAGAAGATACAGGGCCAGATGGAAAACTAAGATACTTTGCGTCAATGTCTGTAGCAGTACCAAAATCATTTGAGTACGATGCAGAGACAGATGATATCAAAGAACTTACATCACCGTCTAACAACTATATCAGCGAGATGTATGGAGATATGGCAGACCATGGTATAAGTAGACAAAAACTAAATATATCAATTGACCCTAACTCGATGCTATTGCCTTCTGAGGAAATGAAGAAACAGAGATTACTTGAAATTCTACCAGTCATTAAACAAGCATGGCTAGAAATTATGCAAGTGGTCAAAGTAGACCCAGTTGCTGCGAAGGGGCTATCGAAGATGCTTATCTACATGCTCGAGGAACAAAAGATTAACCCTTACGATGTATTCCCAAAGGATATATTTGATTCACTTCAAAGGGGTGACCTCGCAGCACCGCCTGCTCCTCCAGAAATGGTAGATGAGGCATACGGAAATATGCCAACCGACAACAATCTCCCACAGATAAATAACCCAATGACGAATTCGATTGATTCATCAATGGGCCAAGCAGCTAATATAGAGAATGTTGCTGGAAGAGGATTACAAGAATAACTTATATAAGCGAATATGGACAAGACATCACATCTTGCCATGTCCCTTGTCGCTGGGGGTAACTACGAAACTATTTTAGCTGTGCTCGAAGCACTCAAAATGAAACCAACAGTTCATACTCAGGAGACAGATAGGGACACGGTAATACAAGCGGCGAAGCTAGATGCTCAACAAGAGCTAATCGTAGCATTCAAGGACATCTGCCAAGCTTATTTACCAAACTAATATGTCAAAAAAGAAAGGAACAGAAACACTATACGGAAAAGGATTCTCAGTATCTGCGAACTATAGCAAAGAAGCTAAGCGAGATAAGATACTGAAATTCAAGACAAAAAGATTTGATGAAGAATTTGAAATCACATTAGGAGACGTAGTAAATCTCTGTGTTACATTCTTCAATCAAGAGGACGCAGCACCGCTTAGATTCAAGCATAGCGTTGTTAAGATGACCAACGTCGAAAGACAATTAGTCTTAACACCAGAGAGAGACATCAAGGCTGGAGAAGAACTGAGACTCAGCTATTCACATCCTATGCCACTCGAATGGGCTATAGCAGAAGAGGCCGCAAAAAGATTATCTGTAGATGCACCACATAAATACTTTGAAATATCTGATAAAGATTATGATAAGTTGAAGAAGGAAATCTCAGAGAGTCACAATGCGTACCTAGAGATACAACAAAAATTACAAGACAACAAACCTGAACACGAACAGGAATAAACCGTGAAAGTTATGTCAAACGAACAAGAAACAAATCAAGAATTAAAAGCTGATGCTAAATCAAAAGCAGCACAGTCAGTAAGTGTAGAAAAGCATGGTGATATAGATAAGGATGGTTGGGAGAAGCAATCAGAGGAATATTTCTACGAAGGTAAGTCTTACAAGAACTTTATCAAGACACTAGGTGTAGAAAATCCAGAGCCAATCACAACATTCCTACAAGAATATCTTCCTAAGGAAGAAGGTTACAGAATCTTCTGGGAAGTATACTCATCTACATCTGAGAACGGAGCGAAGATTAATGTAATGCTTCCACTTAGTATCGCAAAAAAGGATACAGAACAAATTACAGACTTCTATCTACAGCAAATGCGTTGTGTAGTCCACAGCTTTAGAATCACAAACATTGAACGACCAGAAGATTCTAAAGAACAAATACTTAACTCTATTACAAAGCTTAAGAGCTTCTATAACAAGAGATAATATGTCCAAGTCAGCTAAGAAAACAACGAAGCTACCGAAGAATAATGAAGGAATTGTAACGACAAAGTTAAGTTATCAAGAGCGAGCAGGATTAGTTACAATCATGAACATAGATGCATTCCGATGTAGTCTCAACGACGCACTAGCTGCTGTCGATATTAGAGATAAAGTTGGAATCACTAGAGAGATGATATTAGGAATTGGTGGAACTATTAATCCTGAAACAGGAGAAGTATCACTCCCAATCTTAAGACTAGGAGAACTCGACATTGAAATCGAAATTCCCGTAACATTAAATGAATACATCAAGGAGTTCTGTGGGCGAATCGACCAATCGAAAGCGGTCGCTCCATCAGACACAAATTTAATCGCTATCATGAAAAAGTATTTAACCAAGTAAAAACACTTGACAAATAATTTTTTTGTGATATAATACAATAATAATCAGTTCGCAACTGTCAGCAGCGTATGGAGAATGAAATAGAAAATATGTTTCTAGCCGATATTGAAAGTAATATGGCAGAACAGGGATTAGAGTACAGAGGTAACGTAAACACAACTGACGTCGTTACACCTGAATCTTCGCAAGAAGTATTGTCAGAGGAGGATGTCGAAGCTGTTATAACAGAAGAGACACCAGTCGCACCAGTAGACTCAGACTTGCCTAAACGGGCAGAGAATGAGCCCGACTATTTGTATCAAGGCAGACTTAAGCTCAAGGAACTCTATGAGCAGAAAAAAGTAGCCAAGTCAGCAGAGGAAGTGGCAGAAATAAAAGACGAGATAAAAGATACACGCAAATCAATGGGTATGGCTTCCAGAGTATTCGCAAGAAACAAAGAAGTATATGACCCGTATGAAATACTTAATGGATATACAGACCCAGATGAATTGGATGACCACGCAAACAGAGTAGATACTCTAGCCAGAAACGCAGGTTATATCAAAGCTGATGAAGTACAAGCTATTATAGAAAATAACGAACGCACACGGGAGTTGAAAAATAGTATCAACACGTTGGTCGTAGATTTCTTTGAAGCACATCCTGATAAGTATTCTTCTGACGAAGAGAGCGGTGAACTTATGTTCGTTCTTGAGAACCACTTCAATATCGAGAAGTTTTACTCTCCAGATACTCCTAGGGAAATTAAACGTGTTATGCTTGAACAAGCACACAACATGATTTATCCGAACGATACTCCAAAAATACTTAACCTAAACAGGAAAGTACAGGAAACAGCTGAGCGAGATGGGATTAAGATTGCAGCAAACCTAAAGGGAGCAGCACCTACAACCCAAAGCAATACAGGTCACCAAGTACTGGAAAACATTACAGGTCAAAACATAGACGACTTCGTGTCATCTATTATAAATAAATAACTATGTCATTTAAGAAAATAAATTATGTTATCGCTTGCGACAACCTTAAGAAAGACAAGGCATCTTCAACAGTTATCACTGTGCAGCAGCTTCTTAAAGTAGACCAATCAGCAGGCGAAGTAGTCGCAGCTGTATCAGGTGATACATTCTTGGAAATGGTTGCAATTGAATCTATTGCAGCAGCAGACGCTCGTACAGATGTAACAGTACAGCAAGTCCGTTTGGGAGACAAGTTCCTCGCAACACTGACAAATAACTCTAACTCGGCTCATAACGACCAATTGATGGTATTGAGCGATTCATTAACAGTAAACAACACAGGTACTAACTCAACATCAGGAGTTGTTCGTCAGCTTTACACAGTTGGTGCAGCAGCAGATAAGCTTGCAGTTGTAGAAGTTGTAGCAGCAAAATAATAATATATGAATACTACAGTACTTAACTACCAAAACATTATCGAACCTACTGCAAAGAAGTTCTATACAGTTATTGGTGAAAAATCATCTGCTCCAGAATACATGGATTACGTGTACTTCGAGAAGGTGTCTGAATATACAACAACTATTCAGGGAGTTGGTGGACTAGCTATGGCAGGATTTATCCAGGACGGTGGTATCCCAGTAAAGGACGCTCCAATCGTTGGATTCCGCAAGCAGTATACACAGCAACAAATTAGTGCTTCAACAGAAATCACATTCCAAACAAAATTGTTTGCATTTGATAAGGACGGAGCACAGCCAACAAAGGGTCAAATCGCTAAGATTTCATCTACTTTGGCTAAGAAACTTACTGACCTTGACAAGTCTTTGACTGACACAAAGGAATACTTTGTACAGCACTTCTTGGCAACAGGAGCTAACAACACATTTACCTTTACTCCAATCGGAAACGTAGGAGCATTGGGACGCACAGGTTCAAACCTATGTATCGACGGTGTTAAAGCATGGTCAGCATCTCACCTTCGTGAGGACGGCGGAACAAACTGGTCAACAGTTATTGTTTCAGGGGCTACTACAAACCCTACACTGTCAATGACAGCAATGGAAGCAGCACACGTATTGCACGGTTTGAAGAAAGATATGCGTGGTCTTCCATACATGTCAACACTTGATACACTCGTAGTTTGGAAGAATACTGCTAATGAGCAACTCGCTCGTCAGCTCTTGAAGCAATTCGACAAGGATATCCAGCTTGGAACATTCGCTGATTCAATGAAGATTCCAAAGCCAAAGCTCATCACTTTGAAGCCATTCGGTATCTCAACAACATCACTCGCATGGGGTATGTTTGACTCTAACTACAAGAAAGAGGCATTCGGTATCCAGTTCTTCGAGGCATTGTCTAACGAGCTCGCTCCATCAATCTTGCAGCCAAATCAATCAACTACTTATACTGCTAACGCTGTATTCGAGGCTGGTTGGGCAGACGCACGTCCTTGGATGTGGTCAACAGGACAAGGTTCATAGTATTATCAGCACTTAATTGTGCTAGTAATCTTGTATCCTCTCTACCTTCGGGTGGAGGGGAAATCAAGGTTATTAGCCGATGTAACAAAACATTATGCGAACAGAAACACACTCAGACATTTCAACAGGCAAGTTTGACACAAGCGCATCGGGCGATTTAGAGCTCGTCGCAGGAGACACAACTCGTTGGATTTACATACACCACATTAACTGGATTAGAACAGCAAATACTACAACAGTAAAATTTAAGTATTCAGATGGAACTACAGAAGTAGACATCACACCTGCGTTCAAATATGATACAGCGGCTTTAGAGTCAACTCTCCCAGACGCTTCTACATATATCCGTATCCCACCAGGAAATGCATTCATCGTTGAAAACAGCGCAGCAGTTCAAATCCAAGGTCTTTATTCATACTCATTCCGCTACTAATTATGGAAACACAACTTCTCGACCAAGTACAAACACTCAGAGAGGAGCGAGATACTCTAATTGACGGTAATGCTGCATTGAAAATAACTAACGAAAACCTTTTATCTGATAAAGGGCTTCTTCTTGAAAACTGCTCAAGAATAATTGCAGACAAGAATGATGCACAGCAAAAACTGAAAGAAGCAAACGAAGCTCTAGCGTTATTCTATAAGAAATTTATCGATGAAACTAATAGCCTGACAAATAGTATATCAGAGCTACAAGTAAAAGAAAAAGAACTAGAAGCAAGAAACGCTAAGCTTACCGCAGAGATTGAGTCAAAAATAAGAGAAGGTAAAACAATATCAGATGCGGTAGATGCGTTCGACAGATGTATATCATCTGTTAGTACTCTATCAGCTGACTTTGAAAAAGTTTTCTACGGTCTTATTAATAAAGCAGAGCTCCTACCATTCGATGTTAGAGAGTGGCTTAGCCAGTACAACGACATCATGATTCAGCAGAAAGAGAGAAACGAAGAAGAGGCAAAGAAGAATCTTTCAAAAGAACACAATCTTATCGCTAGAGAAACATTCGCTAGAAGAAAGGAAAACGAAATTAAGGAACAAATAGAAGCAATTACCAACGCACAAAAAGTAAAGGAGGATAAATAATATGTCAAATGTACACACCATAAATTGGGACGGAACAGTACTCACACCAGAAGAGCTTTTGTTCGTTGAATCTGGTGGTATTTTGGCTGATTCAGCACCTACCGAGTTCCTCCAAATGGTTGGACATCAACTTGTTAATACTACACTCCCAGGCGGAGGCGGCTCTCCTGGAGGTTCATCTGGTCAGGTTCAATGGAATAATGCATCTAGTTTTGGTGGTATTTCATTGGTTACGTCAGATGGCACAAAGATGACATTTGCTACAAACGGTTTATACGCAGACAACGTAGTGGCTGGAAGTTCTGCTGGATTCTTAATAGAATCAAACAACGGAACAGATATCGGATTACTTGGAGCTGCTAACACTGCCAATGTAACTTGGTATGGTTCACACAACTTCTCAACACAAACTGCTGATACCATAGCAGGATTTATAGGTGCAGGAAAAACTCTTACATCTTTATCAACTGCTACATATCCATCTCTTACTGAATTAGCATATGTTAAGGGGGTGACTAGCGCAATACAGACACAGATAACAGCAAAGTTTACGCTTCCTTCTCTAACAGCAGGCTCAGTACTATTTTCAGACGGTACTACAATAGCACAAGACAACACCAACTTCTTCTTCGATAACGCAAATAACCGTCTTGGACTTTTAACAGCTGCTCCTACACACACACTTACATTAGCAACTGGGGGAATACTAGCTTTTTACAACACGGCTGACCAAACAACTAACTTTGAACGTGTCTTAGCAGAGTGGTCTAGTAACGTATTTAGAATTCAGCAAACCAACGGAGGAACTGGCGTGCAAAGACCAATTCGTTTTGGTAACACATATTATTTCCAAAGTGACCCAAGTGCTTCTGGTGGTAATCCGAAAATGTCTTTAGTTGGTTCAGGCTCAACAAGTACAAACTTCTTGAACATCGGTGGAGTTACATTCAACGGTGGAGCGAGTGCTGTACAGCATGGAGTACAGATTGCAAATACAGTAAACCAAACAAGCAACGCAGCTTTTACCGACTTGAGAATTGCTCGTACAGAATCTGCGACAGGAACAGGTGAACAAAGTTTCATAGTCGCACAGGTAGGTGGAGTCAGCAGATATCGAATAGACAATCTAGGGAACTGGATAATGTCAGAAAACACTTCAATGCAGTTAGACCCGTCACTATCTGCTGATGGTAAGTTTAACGGTATAACAAAGACAGGAACAGCAGGAGCAACACTTGCTTTCGGTGACTTGATTTATCTTGACCCAACAGACTCAAGATGGGAACTTGCAGATGCAAATGCAGCACAAGGAGCTGACGGAGACTCAAGAGGAATACTCGGAATCTGCGTACAAGCAGCAGCATCAGATGGCTCTGCAACAACAATACTTCTATACGGTACAATCCGTGCAGATAAAGCATTCCCAGCAATGACAATAAACAATCAAATGTATGTTTCAGAAACAGCAGGAGATATAACTGGAACACAACCAGCAACAACAGACGCAGTTATCCGAGTCGTAGGATATGCAACAACAGCAGTTGAACTATTCTTCTGCCCAAGCCCAGATTACATAACAAGAGTATAATATGAACCCAGTATTCACATCAGTAGGAACAGCAGTAGCATCAGCTGCGGCTATTAGCGTTCCTTGGGGTACACATACTGCTGATGACATTGGGATACTTGTCGTAGAAATATCTGGGAACAATTCACTTACTACTCCATCTGGATGGAACTTACTTGGAAACAGTACTGATGTAGCATCAACTGCTGGTTCAAAACTTGGTGTATACTGGAAAAGAGCTACAAGCTCATCAGAAGCAAATGCATCAGTTGCTGACTCTGGAAACCACCAAGTAGGAATGATATATGTATTTAGTGGATGCCCAAAATCTGGAACACCAGTAGATGTTATATTCGCAGACTCAAAGACATCTGCATCAACTACGGCAACTGCTCCAGCTGTTGAAACACAATACGACAACGACTTAATTGTTATAGTTGTAGGACGACCAAACGACAGCGCATCTACATCAGAATTTAATTCTCCTACGAACTCAAACCTTACATCATTAACTGCAAGAGGAGAAGCAGGGACTACTGATGGAAACGGAGGTGGATTTGGTTTGTTCACTGGTGTTCTTGCAACAGCAGGTGACTCAGGAACAACAACAATCACAAAAGCTACAAGCACAACAGATACATATGTAACATTTGCGCTAAAGCCAGCTGGATTGTCTATAGAAATTGACACAACACCATCGACTATATTCACAGTAGGAACTCCAACCGTAGAGTTTACTGGTTCTGATGACGAATCTGCAAACGACTTAGAATACAGAATACAGATTAGTGATAATTCTATATTCGGTACAGAATCAACCGTAGATTCATTCTCAGATACGGGAACAAGTGGTGTATACTTAGGCCCAGGACTAACAGCACAAGGACAATGCTTTACATGCTCGGCAACAACAAGACTGCAAAATGTAAAGATGAAACTAATATGTGCAAATGCGACTTTATTCGCTGGAACAATGTTTGCAAAGATTTATGCAATGACTGGTACTTACGGTACTTCTGGGAAACCTACAGGTTCGGCACTTGCTGTCTCAAATCCATTCGATATGTCACAAATATCAAATGCAGCATACGCAGAGTATACATTTACATTTCCACCAGATAGCCAGATAACGTTATCCTCATCAACATATTATTGTGCAGTAATTGAAACACAGAACGGTGACTCAACAAACTATTGGAATGTTCAGAGTAACTCAGTAGGAAGCCATA